GCTTTTTCGCCTGCCACTGCGGTTACCGAGCCGAGACAATCGACGGCAGCGTGCTCGACACCTGCGAGCAGTGCAAGCGCCGAGACTTTTCCGAATGGGTGCCGCCCGCTGTGCGCCGCGCCCGTCAGCAGCCCTGTGCATAGGAGCAAGTGAGCATGCCACGTCCGACACAGGCTGTGCCCGACGACTTCGCGAAGTACGCATCGATCGAGGGAAACCTTCGCCTCCGAAAGCGGTACGGCGTGGGAGGTGCTACGATCGAGCGCTGGCGTGCCATCATCGGTGCGCGGTATAACCGGCCCACTATGCCCAAACAGGTCAAGATCGCGGCTAAGAAACGCATCCGTGCCCGGTGGCAGGCGCAGGAGCGGATCGAGGACCTGGACGATGGTTTTGATCTGGGGCGGTGCGCTCGTAGCGGGGGTGTGGGGGGCTGGTGATGAGTATCCACGCTACTTCATTGGGGTTGCGACTGCCCGTATATTTGTTTGATAAACTGCGTATGGAAAGGCGCCGTAGCGGGGCACCATACTCCGAAACGACGCGTATCGCGCTAGACCGGTATTTTGAGGCAGAAGCCATGAATGACGCGAAATCTACCGATTGGGCGGATCGACGCAGGGGTTATGATCGGCCGTGGCTTTCAGCGAGGGAATGGTTGGCGTTCTACTGCGATGAAAATGGCGACGCTGAGATGGCACGTAAGTTCCTTGAGGATGATGACGATCCTATCGTAATCGCCGCAGTAAAGGCTTCAATCAGCTTCTGCCGACAGGAGATACAACGCGGCAGGGGCAAAGCCGATGCCTGACACCGAAAATACGGGCCGGCAACGGTTCGTCCAGGCAGGCGAGCCACACCGCTTTGGTCCCGGTAACCCCGGTCGCCCAAAAGGCGCGCGCAACAAGCTAGGCGAAGCGTTCATTGAGGCTCTGCATGATGACTTCGGCAAGCATGGGGTTGAGGCGATCGTGGAGGTGCGCGAGAACAAGCCCGACCAGTACCTGAAGGTCATCGCCTCGCTGCTGCCCAAGGACGTGAACCTCAATATCACTGATGACACAAGCGAGATGACGGATGACGAGCTTGTCGAGCGGATCGAGCGCCTCACGTCGGCAGTCGCTCCTTTCCTCGCTGGCCGAGCTGGAGACGCTGCGGAAGCAGCTGGCACGACGGCGGCTGCTGGCCTTCACTGAGTACACCAACGCGGTCTATGTGCCGGCTGGTCATCACCAGCGCATTGCCGAGCAGCTGGAGGCCGTGGAGAGGGGCGACATTGACCGGCTGATGATCTTCATGCCGCCCCGCCACGGCAAGTCGGAACTGGCATCCAAGCGCTTCCCGGCGTGGTGCTTGGGCCGCGACCCAAAGCGCCAGATCATCGCTGCCAGTTACAACAGCGATCTCGCATCCGACTTCGGCCGCAACGTCCGCAATATCGTCGCAGCCCCGGAATTTGGGCAGGTGTTCACCGGCGTATCGCTGGCGCCTGATAGCCAAGCCGCCAATCGTATGAACACCAATCGCGGCGGGACTTATGTGGCCGCCGGCGTCGGGACGGCGGTTACGGGGCGTGGTGCCGACATCGCGCTGATCGACGACCCCTTCAAGGATCGCGAGGAAGCCGACAGCGAGCGTCGACGCGAGACTGTGTGGGACTGGTATCGATCGACGCTCTACACCCGCCTGATGCCCGGTGGCGCTGTCGTGCTGATCCAGACACGCTGGCATGAGGATGATCTTGCCGGTCGACTGCTGGAGCATGAGGGCCGCGTTGAGGATGGTGGGCAATGGACCGTGCTGGACCTGCCTGCGATCGACGCGAGCGGTGCTGCGCTGTGGCCCGAATGGTACGATGTCCCTGCGCTCATGCGGATCAAGGACACGATCGGCCAGCGAGAGTGGTCTGCGCTCTATCAGCAGCAGCCCCAACCCGACGAAGGCACATACTTCCAGCGCGACTGGCTCCAGGAATGGACCACGCTGCCGCCTCTGAATTACTACGGCACCAGCGATTACGCTGTGACGGACGGCGCGGGCGATTACACCGTGCATCGCATCTGGGGCGTGGACCAGCACGGCACGATCTACCGTGTCGCAGGCTGGCGCGGGCAGTCGACGTCGGACGTGTGGATAGACCGCAAGATCGACCTGATCGAGAAGTGGAAGCCCCTCGCATGGTTCGGTGAGGCAGGCGTGATCCAGAAAGCGATCGAGCCGATGCTGCGGCGCCGGATGCTGGAGCGCAAAACCTTTTGCCGGCTGGAATGGCTGTCCAGCATCAGTGACAAGCCAACACGCGCCCGTGGCTTTCAAGCGCGGGCCGCGATGGGGAAGGTGCGCTTTGAGCCGGGCGCAGACGTCAGCGAGTATCTGATGTTCCCGGCCGGCAAGCATGACGACGACGTTGACACTGCGTCGCTGATCGGGCGGGCATTGGACGAGATGCACCCGGCGATCGTGCAGAAAAAGCCGCCTGACGATCACACGCCAAAGGACCGCTGGCACAAGAAGCCAAAGCAATCGCCTGCTTCCGCGTGGGGTTGATCGCGTAAACTGCGCTCATTCTATGCCTAAACGAGGGGCGCATGATCGAGACTGCCGACGCACCGCTGCGCACCGCTCATGCTGTCGTGCCGCATGGCCAGATGAAGGGTGATGACGGGCATAGCGTCACCCCGGAAGGTCAGGGCCGCGATCCCGATGAGATGGAGCCGCCGAACGTCGAGCGGCTGGAGCGGATGTTTGATGAGGCCCGCGACCTCACCGATCGGGCGCGAGCCAAGCAGCAACAGTGCCAAGACTATTACGACAACAAGCAGCTGAGCGGAGAGGTCATCAAAATCCTCTATGACCGCAAGCAGCCCCCTGTGGTCGACAATCGCATTGCGCCTGCCATTGACGGCATTTTAGGGGTAATTGAGGGCGCCAAGGTTGATCCGCGCGCATATCCGCGAAACCCTGAAGATCAGGGTAACGCTGACGTTGCTACCAAGCTTTTGCGTTTCATCGCTGATATATCACGCTGGCAGCAGACAAAGCTCGACTGCGCGGAAGATTACCTAAAGCAGGGGCTAACTGCGGCTATCGTTGAGTGGGATGGTCGGCAGATTAGGGTTGAGCAAATCCGCTGGGAGACGTTCTTCTACGACCCCAAGAGCCGCAAGCATGATTTCAGCGACGCGAAGTACCTTGGCGTAGCAAAGTGGATGTATGCCGATGAAGTGCGTCAGCTTTTCCCAGAACGCACCCGCGCGATTGGTGATGTTTGCACGACGCGTGAGAATAGCGCGGATGAAACATGGGAAGATCGTCCTGTTGACCAGATCAAATGGGTCGACAAACGGCGCAATCGCGTCTTGGTCGTTGAGATTTATTACAAGCATGGGAGCGAGTGGCTGCGCTGTGTGTTCTGTGCGGCCGGTTGGCTGGAGTATGGTAAATCGCCTTATGTCAATGTGCTAACTGGTGAAACGCGGTGTCCGATCGAGGCGCAAAGCTTCAAAGTCGACCGAGAAAACAATCGATATGGCCCGATTGCAGCGATGATTACGATGCAGGACGAGGTCAACGCTCGCCGGTCGCGCGGGCTGCATCTCTTCAACAATCGTCAGGTTCAAAACGTTGACCTCAACGCGCCGCCAGTTGATGCCGATACCGTTCGCGCTGAGATGGCTCGCGCTGACGGCGTTGTGCCAATGGGTTGGCAGGCTGTGCCAACCAATGACATGGCAGCGGGCAATTTACAGCTATTGGCAGAAGCCAAAGACAGTCTCTCGCGTATGGTGCCAGTCGCGCTGGCCCAAGACCTTCGCGAGGGTTCAGCATCGTCAGGCAGGGCGCGTCAGGTGGCACAACAGGCCGGCCTCACGCAATTTGGGCGTGGCTTTGGCCGACTGGAGGATTTCGAGGAGCGCATTTACCGCCAATTCTGGCTTGCCTCGCAGCAGTTCATCACCGATCAGATGGCTGTTCGTATTACGGACAACCCTCGCGCGCCCGAGTTCTTAAAAGTTAATGTTCCGATCATGGGCCAAGTCGTGCAGCAGCAGCCGATCACCGATCCTGCTACCGGTCAGCCCGTGATCGATCCCGCTACGGGTCAGCCAGCAATGCAGATGGTGCCTGGCATCGGCCAAGTCGGCGTCGACAAGCAAATCAGCGCGATGGACATGGATATCATCATCGGCACCACCCCCGATACGATCGCGCTGGAGCAGGAGGTATTCGACAGTCTGATGGAGCTGGTGCGCGGTGGTGTTGATCCCTTCTCGCCGCAGTTCGAATTGCTGATCGAGATGTCGCCGCTGCCCGACAAGGTGCGCATCTTGGAGCGCCTGAAGTCTTTCCGTGAGGAGGTGCAGCAGCAACAGGCGCAGGCCATGCAGCAGCAGCAGGAAATGCAGGCCCGCGCGCAGCAGATCGGTGAAGCGCAGGCGCAGGCTGACATCCAGGCCAAGACTGCAAATGCCGCGCTGACTGACGCCAAGACCATGCAGACGCGAGTGGAAACGGAGAAGTCGGCGCTCGATGGGCTGCTCGCCAATCATCTGGAAGATCAGCAACAGGCTGCTTGACGGCGCTTCTGCCCCCTTCGGACAATATATCAGCCCCTATGCCTAAATAGGGGCCGCTGCCGCCGAGCATACGGGCGACACGGGTTCCCTGCCCCGCGAAAACAGGGTGGCCGCCGCACCGGGCGTGTCGTTGTCGTCCACGATACGGGCGAGAGGGGTAAGGATCATGGCCGAAGATCAAGACGCACTGTTCAGTGACGAACTGGAGGAATCTCCGGAAACCGAACTGCCGGTCGAGCAGCCTGAGGTGGAAGCGCCTGAGGCGGTTGAGCCGGAGCAGCAGCCAGCGCCCGAACCTGAAGCCGAGCCGGAACCGCAACAGCAGCAGCGTCCCGACGCGGGGTATGTCCCGATCGGCGCGGTTCTGGATGAGCGGGAGAAGCGCAAAGACCTGGAACGCCGGCTGGCGGAATATGAGCGTCAGCAGCAGTCTCAGGCACCTGATCCCTTCGATGATCCACAGGCGTTCGCCCAGCACCAGCAGGGACTCGTGCAGCAGGCCATCATCCGCGATCGGTTTGAGCGATCCAACGAGGATGCGGTCGAGAAGTACGGGGAGGATGAGGTTCGCAAGGCCATCGAGTGGGCCACGAGCCGGGCGCAAGCCAATCCGTCCTTTGCCACCGAGTACATGGGCAAGACACGGCCTGTCCAGTGGATCGTCCAGCAACACCAGCGCGACGCACTGATGTCCGACATCGGCGACCCGAGCAAACTGGATGACTGGTTCGCAAGGGAAGCCGCCAAACGCGGATACGCAATGCAGAACGCCACGACCGCAGCGGCCGCCCCTCAGGTGGCCACCCCGCATCAGGCGACCCCGCCTGTGAAGGTTCCGCGAAGCCTCGCGACGCAAGGGTCTGGCCCGAGCGATGTGCGCGATGTTGCGACTGGTGCCCTTGCAGCCGTGGACGCCGCCTTTCCTCAGTGAGGTGACAAGTGGCTGAAGTACAACTTGCGAGCGTGAACGAGATCACGCTGTGGAAGAAGGATTACCTGACCTCCTATGTCCGCGCGTCCGGCTTTATGCCGTACATGGGGCGCGGCGAATCCTCGATCATCCGCATCCTGCGCGATCTGTCGACGCAGGCCGGCACGTCGATCATCGTCCCCTTGATCCTCGAACTCAACGGTCGCGGCGTTGAAGGTGCCGAGGTGCTGGAGGGCAACGAGGAGGAGATGGAGAATGTGGGCGATCAGGTTCGCATCAACTGGCTCCGCAACGGCGTCGTCGTGCCGAAGTCGACCAGCTTCCGCACCGAGATGGACCTGCTCGGCGCGGCCCGCGAGCGTCTGAAGACGTGGAGCAAGGTGCAACTGCGCAACGCGATCATCAATGCCTTCAAGTCGGTGATCGTGCCGGGCGTGATCGACGCTGACGGCAACCCGCTGGCGGACACCGCTGTCCGCTATGAGAATTCGACGGCAGCACAGCGCAACACCTTCCTCCAGAACAACTTGGACCGGATGCTGTTCGGCAACGCCTACGCCAACTCGGCGTCGGGCAACTGGGCAACCTCGCTCGGCAACGTCGACAGCGTGAACGATAAGATGTCGGCGCAGGTCATCCAAGCGGCCAAGTCGCTGGCCAAGCGGACGACCAACGCGACCAACGGGATGTCGATTAACCCGTATCAGGCGGACGCGACTGCTGGCCGTGAATGGTATGTGATGTTCATGGGGTCGGACGACTTCAACAACGCCAGTCGCGATCCGGTGATCTACACTGCGGACAAGGATGCGCGCGAGCGCGGCGTTGACAACAATCCGATCTTCCAGGGCGGCGACCGCATTTATGACGGCGTGATCCTGCGCGAGATTCCCGAGCTGACGCCGATCGCCGGCGCCGGTGCATCGGGCGTTGACGTGGGCCGCTCGTTCCTGTGCGGTGCATCGGCACTTTCGGTCGCATGGGGGCAGGACCCGACGCCCAAGACGGATCGTGATCGTGACTATGGCTTCCGGCCTGGCGTCGCGATCGAGGAACTGCGCGGTCAGAAAAAGACCTCGTTCAAGGGCACCAACTTCGGCGCGGTCGAGGTGTTCACCGCTGCCGTGCCGGTCGCATAAGGAGACGTAAACGTGGCTATCAAGCAATCCATCCAGATGACGCCGCCCAAGTTTCCCGTCTCGGGGCCGGGCATCGGCGGGCGTTCGATCAAGGTCGAGCGTGCCGAATACAATGCCGCCACGCAGGGCGCGGTCGCGGCTGGCGATACCGTGCAGCTGTTCAAGCTACATCCGGGGTTCCGCGTCACCAGCGGCTTTGTCCAAGTGAAGAACGGCGGGCTGGGCGCGGGCGTGACGGCGACTGTGGGCGATACGGCGGTGCCTGACCGCTACTTCGCCTCCAGCTCGCTCGCTGCTGTCGGAACCACCACTGCCATCGCCGAGACGGGGCGCGACTATCTGACGCCGCGCGCCTACACCATCGTCAACCTCAACGTCGCCGGCGCGACGACCAACACCACCGGTTCGGTCGTCGTCGAAATTCACGGCTACATCGAGGAGCCGGCATAATGGCCAAGTTCACATGGCTCGGGGATGGTGATCCCGAGGCGCAGGATATCATCCTGTTCGGGCACGTTTTCGTGAAGGGGGAGTCGGTCAATGTCACGGACAAGAATGTGGCCGAGAAGCTGGCCGGCAACCCGATGTTCACGACCGAAAAGGCGGACCCGACGCCGGCAGATGAGCCGACCTCCGAAGAACTGGCCGATCGTGCCGATGAGGGCACCGAAAAGGGCGCTCTCAAGGCCCGGCTGAAGGAACTCGGCGTGACGATCACTGGCAACCCCAGCATCGATACGCTGCGCAACAAGCTGGTCGAAGCGACCCGCTGATGGCGACCTGCCGCCACATCGTGAACAGCGCCCTCCGCAAGCTGGGAAGGCTTGGCGGCGGTCGCGAACCACGCACGGCGGATAGCACGGAAGCGCTGGCTGCACTCCAAGGGCTGTACGGCTCCTGGATCGCATCCGGCGCTTTCGGGCGACTGGAAGACGTGATCCCGACCGGCAGCACCTTCACGGCGTCAGGCGGACAGCGGATCATCCGCAACGGCCCCGATCTGGAGGTGTCGCTGCCTGAGGCAATCTCAGACGGTTGGGTGAACGACTACGGCACACCACGACGGGGCTATTACGGCTCTGTCGTCAAGGTTTCGACCGAGGGCGACAACATCATCGTGGACGTCGAGGCATCGCAGCCGATGGGCTGTGTTGTACCTCCGCGCGATGGATCGCCGGTCATCATCACCGATCGCGAAGGCGGGCAGACGGCAGCATGGCTGTACGACGGCACGCTGAAGGCATGGCAGCGGATCGACTCGCTCCAGCTGGATCAGGAAGCGCCGCGATCGGCCGCTGATCCTGAGGGGTTGGCGGCAACGCTGGCGCTGGAGATCGCAGATACCTTCGGCGCGGAGGTTGGCCCCGCCACCAATCGGCAGGCTATCCGATACCAGGCGGCCATGACGCATCGCTACGGGATGCGGCGCGAGGCCACGGCGGGAGTGTATATGTGATGGGCATCACTCGCAGCGCCAGCAGTAATGCGATCCCGGTCTATCTGATCGATGCGAACGGCAACACCGCCGAGGTCAGCGGCCTCT